TTTAGGTCTCCATCTAAACGGATCACTTGTAGTTGTAGCAATTTTTTGGGCACTTATAGTATTACCATTTTTTAGTTCTACCTGAATAACCCCGTTTGCATCATAAATTACTGTTCCAGATCTAGTAATAATTTCAAGATCATTACCTAGTGCTACAACCTGTATTCGTTGTCCTTGAGAATTTAAAATTTCAAATACTGCTACGCCGGCTCCTTCTTTAGTAACATCATCCATAGTTTCAAATTCAACACTATCAACTGTAATTTTTTCTGAGTTAGTAATAATATGTTTTGCTCTGACAGTCTTAGGACGATCTTCATATGCTTTATCAAACGTTTCACGATCAAACATTTTTTCATTTATATCATATGGGTCATGTACTTCTACGTAAATTACTTCATATTCAATATCATTTGTTCCTGCCTTTTTAGCTATTGCTGTTTTAAGATTTCCAAGTTTAAATCTTTTTCTACCATGTCCCATTCTTGATCTTGCAACATATTCTCTAATATCTTTAGTTTCAATTCCGGCATATACTAGCATTTTAATATCTTTTTGTAACCCAAATTCTGGATCATTAGGTCTGTAAATACTTGCTGGTGGAAATATATTAGGATCACCTATGAAGTTACTATAAAGTGTTCGTTGTGCTTGTTTTAAGAAAGGTTTAACAAATAAATTACTATAAGTTATATTATCTGGATCGTTAACTACGATATTAAATTCTCTTGAAACAGCACTAAATCCAAAACGATCACGTGCTTCGATTGTAAATTTAAATTTTCTATCAATAGTAGTTGTAGATCCATCTAATGAAAATAGATTTTTATCAATAGTTGTTAATCCCAAAATACCCTGTCCTGACATAGGATCTATATATTTAAATTGATTAACTTTTCCAACAAGTTCACCGTTGTAATTTAATACTAAGCCTGGCGGCAATGTACCGCTAGTAAGTCTGTATAGTACTTTACTAAGTATTGATTGGTCTAGTAATTTTGCAGTAACACTAAAGGTACTAACAAAATTAGCATTGATTGAGCCTAAGTTAGAAGCAGTTGTCCATTCTATACTACTTTCTACTTCACCTAAAATTTTAACTGTAAATGTTTTTGCCTTTTCAGCCATTAAAACATTTAAACCAGTAAAGCGTCTTGCTTTAATTGTAAATTTATATTCTTTTGTAACTGCCGGTTGATATGGAACTCGTCCTGCAATTTCTCCTGTAACAGGATCTAATGTCATTCCTGGAGGAAATACACTAGCAGAACCATCATCGTTATATTGTTGTAATTCATACGTTAAAGCACCAATAATAGTATTTGGGTCAAAGACATCTAAGAAAATAGTTACATAATTATTTGCACGTTTATAACCAATGTCAGCTGGAGTTAACCAAACTGGAGTTCTAAGGAATGTATTATCAGCTGTAAATATTCCTGTACCAATTTGCATAATAGTATTATCAGCACGTAGGAAATCGTCGCCAACTAAAAAGATTACAAATTTTCTTTTAGTAATAGTATCGCCATCGCTAACACTTACTTCAAATTCAAAAAATCTATTAAGTTTTTTAGGACTTCGTGTTTCAATAGCTGTATCATATCCCTGTGTATCGTAATAATAACTTTCATAACCATTAGCACTTTTTAAACCAAAGTCGAAAGGATATCCGTCAAATTGTGTAGTATCATAAAATCCACTACCAGACCTTAAATCTAATGCTAAAATAGGATCAACAATTCCTATTAGTCTTCCTGTACTTGTTAATCTAATACCTGGTGGTAATGTACCATCTCCGTCTGCAATATAAAATTCTAAGTTATCACCAGCTGGCAAGTCAGGATCAATTGCTTCAAGTTGAAAATCAACAATGCTACTATCAATGATATAAAACGCATTATTCTTTCCAATTTTTAATTTACCTTCTGGAGTTGTCCATGTTGGAGCATCTGGGCCATTAACTATAATTTTAAATGTTCTATCTTGAATACCTGTACTATTTGTAGCACGTAATACAAATTCGTATTCTGTACTACGTTGTACTTCAAATGGAGTTCCTACAAGTTTATTATCTTCTAATCGTAATCCAGGAGGTAATGTACCACTTATTAAAGTTATAATACTAGTATTAAGAGCTAATACTGTTGAAGATCCTTGCGTTAGATATATGTCAGGAGCAGTTGAATATACATACGTCATAAAGCTACGTACTATTTCTTGTTGATAAGTTTCTACTGTATGTGTATTACCTGTTTTATAATGTGTTACCTGTCCACCTAAATAGCTATAATAATATGTATCGTTAGTACCATAAAATACACCACTACCATCTGGAATTATATTACCCGTATATCCTTGACTCTTTGCTAATGCAAATGCAGATTCTTGTGCAGATAAAAAGTTTACACCCATAGCTGTACCGCCAGCGTATGGAACTGTAGTATCTAGAGCTCCGTGAATTGTTAGTATTCTTTTATCTCTAAATGGTACAGACGCTGTGTTATAATCATTTGCTGTTACTCCCGTTTGTGTTGTCGGAAAATAAAATGTATTATTTCTATATTGTGGATCAAACATTTGTGACATAATAGTTACATATGAATGAATATCTGTGTCATCGATTTCAATAAAAGCTCTATTAACTAACGAACCACCATTACTAATTCCAATAAATTTTATTTTTGATTGGTCAACATTATTGTACCCTTTTAATGCAGTAATTAAATCTCTAAGCATTTCCATATCAGGTGCTTTAGAAGTTTCATTTGCAATGTTCCATTCATTTAAATATCCTGTTGGAGCAATTATAATATGATCTCCTAAATAGTTTTTCCATGCATCTAAAGTATCAGTACCGTTACTTCCACTTCCATGTAAAAGGATAACTGCTGGAACTTTTTTAGTTGATAATTCTGGAATAGATGGAATTCTAACAGCTACAGGATATGTATATCCGTTAGGCTCTTGTGACCAAGTTTTAGTTATACTTAAATCTGATGTGTTTTCTAATGTAGGAAAAGGTGCACTACTTAATGCTGTAGTATCGGGTACAAATAACGATCCAAGATCAGCACTTGAGGGTGCTAACGGTAACGTTAAAGAGGCCGTTACTCTTTCTTCTAGCGTTGCTAGGGTATATCCTGATAATTGAGTCCATTGTGGTAACATATTGCTTATATCCCTTTACTTACAGTATTTATCGGATATAATGCATAGTTGGTCTGCGTACTAAATGCTTCGTTGTTCCTTAGTAGAATTTCCAAAGATATACGGATAAACAGGCTGTAAACTTGCATCAACTGATAAGTGATATGCCCACGTACCATTTGGATAGTCAGGCGTTTTAGAATATCTTCCGTTATGCTGATCTAATGTTCCAGTACTTACTTGATATTCATGGTCATTAATAAAAGTACCCGCGGCTTTTTCTGCGTATGTATAACCACGTCCTGTAGGTTCTGTTGAATAATATTGATATGAACTAGTCATTCTAATTACTGACGAAAGTACATTTGTTGGATCTGAATAACCATATGGTCCATAAATAGGATAGCCGTCAAAACAATAACCTATAATTTTACTATGTCCATCTGTGTGCCTAAACTTGTCTCCACCAAAATCAGTTGCAGTATAATAAGTTGGTGTTGGTGTCGAACCAGTTAACATTGCCGTACTCCACGCCGCATTTGCTTCTGCTGAACCTGTTGGTAAAAACATAAACATAGCAGAGTTATAATGATATTGTCCGTTTGTTTCAGGCCATCCACCGGCATCGTCTGCACCGTAGTTTGATCTAAATTGTACACCATTATATTCAAATCCTGGACCAGTTGCATCTGATGTTGGATCTAATCCTGGAGGTACAATAGTTGGACCACATGATGGACTGTATAATACTACTCCGTTATTAGCAATTCCCATTGGTGTTAATGGAACAGTTGCTTGTTCATTGGTCGTGTTTTCTCCGCCTCTATACTTAATAGAAAAATTATAAGTTTGTGCTTGAACTGTATTGTTGTTGGGCGTGAATACATTATTTCCAAAAGCATTTCCAAATGCCGCCGGATTAGGTAAACCGTTTGATGTAATTGTTAGTGTTGCCATTTTTATTCCTCTAAACTATTGTTCCTGCATCAAATCCTCTTGAGTCTGGTACTAAGTAACTACCAAAGTCAATATCTATTTGTGCAATTAACCAGTCAATTAAACTTGTTACTGTTCCGCTAAACTCTCCAAAATTAAATCCCGCAGTATTTGGAGCCATTAATCTAATATCAATACCATGTACTAATCCAGTAACGTTACCGTTGAAAGTACCGTTAAATGTACTTGCTGTTATTGTTCCGCCATTAGTTACGTTATTTCCACCAGCGTCTAAACTTGCACTTAACTCTGGTGATGCATCTGTTGATAATTCGGTATTAGTATTAACAGTTAATACATTACCACTTAATGAAGTACTAGCGCCAGTTCCGCCTTGAATATTTAAAGTTTGTCCGTCAGCTAACTGTATACTTCCTGAATCAGAAACAACATTAAGTTGTTGAAGTCCGCCTAATGCATTAATAGTAACACCGTTAGTTGAACTTGTTAATGTAATATTAGCGCCTTGAACAAGTTTTTTAAATTGTAATTCTGCACCAGCTTTTTGATAGTACAGACCTTCGCCAACATTTCCTAAATTTGTAACAGTTGTATTTTCAGGTGAACGTAAATCTAAATCAGCAAAATTTTGATTAGTTTTAATAAACGCTTCTCGTAGATCATCTCCACTACCGTCGTTTGCTAATGTTCCAATGTTTATAGTTTGTACAGTCATTTTATCTCTCTTCTTATGTATTTATTCCAGGAGTACTGCTTCCACTAGTGCCTGAATATTTTAATGGATTAGGACTATTATATGGCCAATGTAGAACTCTGTTAGGAGCACCATAACGTCTTGGAATACTATTATATGAGTCGAAATCAGTAGCTGTGCCTGAATCGTAAGTAGTTGCTGTGCTATGAATTGCAAGGAAATCTTTAAATTGTTGTGCAGTTCCACCTGGATTCGCTTGTAACCATAATGCTCCAACTCCACAAATTTGAGGTGCCGCCATTGAAGTTCCGCCTATTCGTGCCATATAGTGTGTAGAACTTCCTGGATAAAGTTGTTTAGTACCATACCCACTTACTTGACTAGTTGCACTTGAAATTTCAGATCCAGCCGCTATTACATCTATTCTAGGCCCTCTTTCACTACTTTGTGTTATAAATTCATCACTTATATATGTAGCCTCATCCATGTTTGCTACAAATATAGTATCGTTACTATGTGGTGAACTAGGTCGATTATAATATATAGGGGACCCGATGGGTACAACGTTGCCCCATATTTGATCTAAAGTATAATAACTATCATAAATTCCGCTATAATAAGGAGCATTTTCTCCTGCACATGGATGATAACCATTGCCGGCCGCTTTAACACAAATTACACCTGCATCTGTTAATTGTTCTTGTTCAACATCAACGGGAGTATACTCCATTGGATGTCTACTATTAACAGCTCCATATTGATCATCCCCTGAATTCCATACTCTTGGAG